CCGGCGTCCGGGTTTATGTCCGCATGAAGCGCCGTGAAGGATGAGCGGTTCGCTACCAGGGCCACGGATGGCCATTTTAAACGTTAATTATCGCTGTTGCTAAAGGACTCTCCTAATGAACCAACAAGACTTTGAAGAATTCGACGGAATACTCAACGCAATCCTAACACATTGCAAGCAAAACGGAATCAAACGCAACAAAGGCTTCGCGTATTTAATTGTACTCACGGAAACAATGCGAGACCACGTCGATGCCGAAATAGTCACAGCTCAGATCGACGAGTGGATGAAAGAACGCCAACAAGAAAACCCCCACACGTCGATAAAGGAACCTCCCTCATGGACCTAAACACACTACTCAACATGACGCCAGAGCAATTTGCTAAGGCCGAAAAACCTCAAATAAAACGAACACCCCGAAGGGTTCCCTCTAAGCCGCGTGAGGCAATCACACCAGAGTGGACGAAAAAACAGCGTTTCGCCATGATGACCGAAGCCGTAAAACAACCACTCATCTTAGTCGACCTAGACAATACTCTCATGAAATTTACTTGGCCAGGAATAGAACGATATGATTCCTTTGTGCTTGGCGAGCCTCTGCCAGGCTCACAGGAACTGTGTCGCAAGCTGGTCCAACTAGGTACAGTCGAGGTAACAACATCTCGGATGGTTCTAACCGAATTCACCTCAACACGTCCTGTAACAGGAAATCCCCAACTGGACTTGTCTCGTCACATTAAGAAGTGGCTAGTAAACAACGATTTTCCCCTAAACATGGAAGTCTCGCTACACCGTAAGCCATTTTGCGTCGCATACATTGGCGACGAGACGTTTCACCCCTTAAATCAGACGCTAACACAGGACATCGAGTACCTGTGCAATAACTATAGAGAGGCCCACCAAAAATGAAAGGCCAACTAAATGAAACTCCAAGCCTACGACAGCAGATCAACGCCGTTCATGGAACTTACCACGTCGGCACAGAAGGAATTCGTCATAGCACTCCGACGCCAACGCGAGGAACTAGCACGCGAAAAGAAAAAGTCTCCTCCCAAACGCAAGGCCAAAAGTCCGAATCCCATCAGCCTAAATCGCAAAGACCCGGAACGCCGTGCGATCCTACGCATGTTAAAACAATCGTAGACAGAGTTTCGGGCGGCATGATCGTAAAGATGTCCACATCTTACGGGATTCCTATTGAAGATTCCTTCCAAGAATGTTACATCCAAGTTCATAATTTGAACGCAGAAGAACAACACATCGAAGGTCTAATCTATGTCGTATGCAAACGAACTCTGATAAAACTCGGCAAGAAGCAACGTCGCATTCGTGAAAATGAAATCTCAATGGGAAACATGGAACCCTTTGACATAGTAGATACATCTCTACCAATACACAACGAACTCGATTCAGAACTAACGGAGTTAATCTCACGAACCTACCTAAGTGAAAGGAGCATAAAAATCCTATATCTACGCTATTTCTGTGACTTTTCACTCCAGAAAATCGGCAATTATGTGGGTTGTTGCCGCGAGAATGTACGAATTGAACTAAAGAAGATCCACAAACTACTCAAGGAGACACACCAGAATGATCAAAGTAGATCCAAAAGGACTTAAAAAGCCCCTTTACATCTCACACTCCGGTCTGACAGACTGGCGTAGATGCGAAGCAAGGTGGTACTTCAAACACCAATTACAACTACAACTCGACGAATCACGGCCACCATTAGAATATGGTGCTGCACTCCATCGCGCGATGCCTTATGTCCAGCGTGGAATGCTAGACACAGCACACCTAACATTTAGGGAAAGTTGGAAAGGCTCAGGGTGCGAGGAGGATGAAAAGAGAAACCTCCTCAATGCCAGTAAAATGTTAGAAAACTGGAACTCTACCCGTGTCGAGATGAATAACATCCCATATGAAATCATCGAACCACCAACTGCCGAGAAGCTAATGCTAAACGATCAATACTCGGACCAGGAGTTCGGATTCGTGGTCGAGTTGAATGAGACTGGTATACCTTTTGTGGGTCGTATCGACGCTGTAGCCCGGTCCAAAGACACAAAGAAGATATGGGGCGTAGAATACAAAACTACGTCAGAACTAGCTCAACGCTTTATGAACGCCTGGGACATAAATTCACAGATTTTGTCCTATGCGACGGTGTTGGAAGTGATGTTCCCTGAAGAAGACGTCGAGGGGTTCTACTTGGAAGCCATACGAGTTTCTAGGACCGAACCCAAAAACTTGTGCATACCCATATTCGTCTCACCCCACCAGATGGAACAGTTCATCTCACTGTACAACCAGACATGCGAACAGATTCTCAACGCCCTTGACAAAGGCGAGTTTGTTCAAGACATAACCGCATGTACTTGTTACAACCAGTTCGGCCAGCCTGGATACAAATGCGAGTTCACCATGCTATGCAAAGAAACCCCCGAAGACTGGACTAAGTATTTGCCAGCCTATACCCAACGAAAGAAATCCCCGTTCCGTGTAGTAATGGAGGAATCAAAATGACAATGAAACTAAAACGGAAGAAATCTATTAACACTAACCCAAAGGAACTTCTTCATGAAACTGGCTGACTTAATGAAAGACAAAAAATATTACCCGACGATCTTATTGTACGGGCCACTTGGAACAGGCAAGACAGCGTTCATCACCCAAGCCGGCGAAGATGGTCTAATTCTGGACTTTGATCGTGGCCTGAAAACCGGTATCGGAATGAAAGACCAGTTCAGTGACAAGCGTCGAGTTGTGGACATAGCTGTAACTTCTGACGGTGAGGACTTTTATGAAGACGACCAGACAAAAGCAACCAAATGGCCTAAAGCTCAGTCGTACATTCAGAACCTTTCTAACAAGTGTCGACAGGATCCATCAGCATGTCCTCGCATAGCATGTATCGACACATTCACAGGCCTCGTCAAAACGTGTCGAGCAAACATACAGAAACGCTCAGGCAAAGTCGGCAAGCCAATGGAAATTCAGGACTGGGGCCTGATGTTCATAGAAATAGAACACTTTCTAAACACCTTCAGATCCCTTCCGTGTGTTAAGATTGTAACTGGACACGACATGACCCTAGAGGACAAACAAGGGAATTTACTAGGACGCAGACTTTTGTGTCCTGGCAAAAAGCTTCCTACTGATGTCGCTGGATTTTTTGACGATGTGTTCTATGCCATAAAGAAGAAAAAAGGTCCAAAGGTTGAATATATTCTCACCTCCAACACCGTGTCGGCTGAGGTCCGCACACGCACTAACTACAAAGACGACTTCAACATGGACGACGGTCTAAATGAATTCCTCAAATGTCTAGACTATGTCGATGGAATGACTTTATAGGAGACACAACGTGGACGCGGTGGAATTTCATTGTGTCTACAGAACCTAACCGTGTAGCAGATGGACACGAGAGCCATCGCCCGAGTTAAGTTCAACCTACGAAATGGGACAAGTGTCCCGGAAGGAACTCAACATGAGCCCTTTACTTCAGACAAATCTTACAGATGTGGATCCGTCAGGGCCGCCCCAACTGGCAGCTCAGTACTACCCTGCCTTGACGATCCGGAAGGCCAGTGTCGGTCGCGATGATGCCAAAGGCTATTTGTGGCTCGACGTCTCACTGGTGGATGGAAATGAACAAGTGCCCGGAATGCACTCCGAGCGTTTTTTCATCTCCGCTGACCCCCAGGAAAACTGGAAGCTGAAAAGGTTGTTGATTGCTTGTGGCAAAGACGACCTTGCTCAGGCAGACGAATGGGATCCCGATGACTTGACTGGTGCATCGTTTCGCGGGATCATAACGATGCGGTCATACACCAAAGATGGCGAGACCAAAGAGGCCACCAAACTGGCTAAGATTCTTCTCGCCGAGGATCCTGATCCCGCAACAGTGTAAGTTTACCTCCTGAGAGTGGGCTGGAGTTGGTGTGTCTCCGGCTCTGGCCCGCTTCTCACTTTACAAAGGACATTAAGATGCGAGCGAAAGTTGGACAATTGAGTCTATTATTGTTTGTGATTTTGTGTGTCGCACTGTTAACTGGTTGTGACGATGACAAAGTGAAACTAGCAGACGGGACCATCGTTGACATCAGCGATTTGCCGCCCGGAATCGATCCGGACAACATGGATGTGGCAACCATAGAAGACATAATCGAGTACCACATCAACCGCAACGAAGAAGTGATCGATCTAATTCCATATGGCTCGGCCATTAGCGGAGTTGCCCTTGGCATCATCGGTATGCTTCGTAAGACCAAGCCTGAGAGGGAAGCATTGAGAGAGATCTTCGATGGCATCGAAAAGACAAATGGATCGAGCGAAGCTGTGCTGAACAACCTCTCAGCCACAATGAGTCCGAAGTCTAAGGGCGTGGTTGAATCCTTGCGTCGTGAACGTGCCATAGCCGACGTAAAAAAGAATGGTGGCAAGCGTAATGGAAACGGAACCGCACACGCGGCATAAAGTTTCTGAGGGCAGTTGGCCGTAGTGGGTAACGGCGAGTCCGGCAGGACTTTTGGCCCCCTTCCGAGGCTTCCCAGCCTCATTGGGTGTTTTTGCCTGCCGGGTTTGCACACTGTCAGGTTCGATTCCTGGCCTGTCCATTTTGGACGCTCGGGCGTACGAGCGACTACGACAAACACGACACAATGGGTGTTTGTTTAGGCTCACTGAAAGGAGACAGAGTATGAGCTGTTCAGGATCTTCCAAATGTACGAACTCTCAACGGGAATCGGATAGTTCCTCAGTGGAGTCCCGAGCGTCCACTCTTAGAATACAAATCGAACTAACATGACTATGTTGTATCACATCATATGTGTATTAGGATATTTTGTAACTCTATGGATGGTATATCAGAAAGGTTTGATTGATGGAAGTGCATCAGATGGACATCTTAGTCGAGGACCGGACCCGGAAGGACTTTGGGAACTTACAAGGCCTGAGCGAGTCAATCAAGAAACACGGACTCATACAACCCCTCGTAGTAGAACCAGACGGAACGCAATATCGTCTTATTGCTGGCGAGCGGCGTTTGCGGGCATGTCTAGCCGCAGGTTTAACAAATATCCCGTGCGTTTTACGCGAGGAACTTAAACCCCTTGACAGGAAGGAACTCGAGCTTGAAGAGAATCTGCACAGGAAAGATTTTACGTGGCCTGAGCAGGTCGAGCTTGTTCGCCAAATCGACGAGATTAATCGTAAACGTCTCGGCTCAGCTATCGGCGGATCTCAACGAAACGAAGATAGGTGGAATACTGACAAACTCGCACAGAAACTCGATATGGCCAAGGGCGGAGTCAGCCAGGATATCCAGCTTGCGAATTTTTTGCTATCCAATCCAGACTACAAAGACAAGTTTGCCAAGCTTCCAAAAACCACGGCGTTTCGCAAGGTCAAGGAAATACAAAAACGTCAAAAGATAACCGACGACATCAAAACAGGTCGCCTAGTTCTAAACACCCAGCTTAGACACTGCGACGCTATTGAGGGAATGTCTCAACTGGAGAGAAACTCCATTGATCTTATTCTAACTGATCCACCCTACGGCACCCAAGCTGTTCAGGCTGGTAAAGAACGCTTCGCAGACATGGTCCAGGGAGACAATCTTACCGAGAACTCTGTAATGGCTTTGCTGGAGGAATTCATCAAACAATCCTGGAGAGTCCTCAAGCCAGGGCATCACCTATACATGTTTTTTGCACTCGAGTATTATAACTTCCTAGTTCAAACATTGAACGCAGAAGGTTTCCTAGTGAACCGTTACCCGATCATATGGGCGAAGACGAAGCCAACCACCCCTGCAACAGGGCTGAACTTCATGCGTTCATGGGAACCGTGTTTGTTTGCAATAAAAGACTGCGAGGACAGGGGTGATTTGCTTGCGTTGGGTGAGTTTTCTAATGACCTGATGTCCTATGAGATGATCCCGCCACGCGAACGAGTCCATGTTTTTGAGAAGCCACAAAAATTACTTAGTTACTTGATCAAGCTTTCCACTCACCGCATGGATGTTGTTCTCGATCCCTTTGCAGGAAGTGCTTCTACGCTCATCGCAGCATACAATATGGAACGTAAAGGAATAGGATTCGAATCCAACCCTGATCACTTCGCCAATGCACAATCTCGGCTAAGTGATTCTACAGAGGACTTGCCAGATGAAGATTGAACTACGATGCCAGACGTGTGACAACACTGTACGAGAACTAGGCTCAGAAACCTACTACGACGTAGACTGCCAACAAATTCATTTGCTTGTTGAACCCTGTCCCCAATGTTTGTCGGATGCATACGACGAAGGCTGGGACGCTTGTCAGAAGGAGACACAACAAAATGCAGGAACAACACAAAACCCTAATACTGGAACTCCAGAACAAACAAATGAAACCCGGATTTCAGACTGACTTCATGGAGAGTATGAACAAGCGTGTAGAAAACGGCTGGGATCTAACCGACAAACAGGCCAAAGTGCTTGAGAACCTCCACGACGAGCATTGTGGCAAAGTCCAAGCTCCGACCAAGCCAAGCGGCGGTAAAGTCCAGGCCAAACTAAGCTCCACCGAACAAACTCGACTCTACTTGGAAGACCGTGAGATGAAACTCATCATATGTGGCCTGGGCAAGTTCGCATTCGACGAAGTTACTAAGGACGTTGATTATGCTGACTCACACCTGGACGATGAGCCACCCACTGAGGATGAGATAATTGCCCTAGCCAACAACCTGATGCGTGACTTCCAGACCCAACGTAAAATAAGCCTCGGCCGTAACGAGCCCTGCGAATTTCTCTCAGACATTCCTTCATGGTACCGGCGGATGCAACGCCAAGAGGAGCTTTCAAAATGAACGAACCAAAACTAGCGGTGCGAGTGATGCGTAAATGGATCACGGGCGTGGTTTTGTTTTGTTGTTGCTCCACCGCCTTTTCGCAATCGTTCTTCAATCAGGCCCGACTTGACTTCCTTGAAACTAAGTGGGCAACTGATCCCAACGCCATAGAATACGTTGACAATATAACAGTGCATTCTCGGACTGTTGAGTGGTGGCTCTATGCTGAGACACGACCTGTGTACGAGTCCTATGAAGCCACGATGATCCACAGATGGATGGTAGCAGATTTAGCCCAACCTCATTCTACGTTTGTTGGATATCATTCCGCGAAGAGTGATTGTCCCTATGTGTTTGATATTCAAGTGAAGGTTGGTCCAATTGAAACTTCGAAGCGTCCTGTTAAACGCCGACGAGGCTATTCATTCTATGAACTAATCCAAGCGGGAAAATAACTTTATGCTAACTAATGTTGAAAGGACGTGGCATATGCAATAACCTGTGCAAAAATGATGTTAGAAGCCATAACAAGATTAAGACCTTTGTTTATGGCGACTTATCCAATCTGTATGTCTTGAACAGGAACACAGGGTGTGTTCCATCCCGCTTGGATTTTTTAGAAAGGATTCGCTCAATGAGTGCCGCGACAAGAGTACCAAGCTATGGACCAACAGACGCTAAAATAGCCATTGTTGGTGAAGCTCCAAGAGAAGATGAGATACGAAAAGGACGTCCCTTTATAGGTGCATCAGGCAACTTGCTTGGTGTCATGCTAAGCGACGCCGGCATTGATATCACTGAATGTCGTCTGCTGAACGTATGTGAGACCCGTCCACCTGGAAACAAATTCGACAAATACTTTTACACTGACGGTCGTCCCAGTAAAGAACTATTGCGTGAGCGTGAACGCCTAACACAGGAACTTCTAGATCTTAAACCCAATGTGACGTTGTTACTTGGAAACGAATCTCTCAAGGCCCTCACCACTAAGAGCGGAATCAACAAGTGGCGAGGAAGCATTCTCTCCGTTCAGACAGGCAAGGTGGTGTGCTCTTATCACCCTGCCTACATTTTACGTGATTACGACGTCAGGCCCATCGCACAGTTTGATATGCGACGCCTTGCTGCAGAATCCAAGTACCCGCATGTCATTAAACCCAATATAACCCTGCACACCGAGCCAACGTTGGACCAGGTTCTAGGCTTCTTCTCCCGCAAGCCTGATATCTGCACGTTCGACATTGAGACGATAGGGAGGTCGATTCGGTGTGTGGGGTTTTCAACAGACGGTAAGGAAGCCCTTTGTGTACCGTTTCGTCGACTCAACATGAAGGTCGATACCAATAAGATTCAGATGATACACACACCCAGCGATAACCCTCATTATTGGAGTGAAGAAGATGAAATCAAGGTCATAACCGCAATGAACAAGTTTTTTGCCCGGACCCAAACCCGCTTTGTGGCACAGAACTTCTCGTTTGATGGACCCCTTATGGAAATGGAGTTCGGCACACGCATTGCAAACTATTGGATGGACACACTCCACGCCCAACACTGTGCGTATCTAGAACTACCAGCATCGTTGGATTTTCTAACATCCATATACACGCGTCTCGGTTACTACGCTGATTACAACGCCGGGTCGGACTATGAAACCTGGCGATACAACTGCATGGATGTTATCGCAACCTACCAATGTATCTCGCCAATCTTGCAAACCCTGCAAGAACTAGGCCAGCGTGAGTTCTACTTCAAACATGTACACCCTCTATCGAAGGCCCTTACTCGTGTTGGCTGTAACGGTGTGCTTATTGACGTCGAGAACCGCAAGGCCCTTGCACAGCCTATTGAAGACGAGTTGAAATCCCGTCTCGAGACCCTCAAAAAGCGTTTTGGTCGTGATGTTAATCCCAGATCCCCTGTCCAAGTAAAGGAGATTATCCGTGATAACCTTAAACGCAAAGTCCCTACGCGAGGTGGAAAAGAGACGACGGATGCTAGAGCACTGGACGAACTGCGTTCTCGTTACCCCGATGAATCCTTTTTCACTGATGTCATCGAGTACCGCGAACGAGGTAAGTTTCTCTCGACCTATGTGGAAGCAACCCTCGACGATGATCATAGGATGCGAACGTCTTACAATCCTTCGGGGACTAACACCGGACGAATATCTTCTTCTCAAACAATCTGGAAGACTGGGGGGAATCTCCAAAACATACCCAAGAGTGAGTTTCGTCGACTCTTCACTGTGGGCGAAGGTAATGTGTTCATCCATGCAGACTTATCACAGGCTGAGGCTCGAGTTGTTGCCTGGCTCGCGTTGGACAAGGAACTCGTTGGACGCTGGACCGATGATCCATTCTTCGACGTCCATTCCTATAAGGCCAGTCAACTATACAACAAACCTTTAACGGAGATCTTAACCGATGAACGAAGCAAAGCTAAAGCTTGTAATCACTCCGGTAACTACGGCATTGCGTGGAAAAAGTTTTCATATATTAGTGGAATCCCCCAAGTGGAAGCTAGACGTTTACTCGAAAAGCACCAAAGTAATTTCCACCTTCAAGCTTGGTGGGCGGACGTCAGAACTCGACTCGAATCTACTCGAACTCTTGCAACACCTTTTGGACGCAAAAGAATTTTCTACGGTCGCCTTGACGAAGAAACTTTCAGGAAAGCGTACGCGTTCGTCCCACAATCCACCGTCGGCGATATCGTCAATCGAGCAGTTATCCAGTGCGACGAACTCCTTGATCCCACCAGATGTCAAACAATCCTCCAGGTCCACGACGAAATTGACCTTGAGTGTGAAGCAGGCTACGCTCCTACAGCGATTGGCATTCTTCGCGAATCACTCGAATTCCCCCTTTATATCGACGACTCGCTGCCACCCCTGATAATCCCTGTGGAAATCTCAAGCGGTCCTAACTGGTGGGACCAGAAGGAGGTAAAATGATATGCCTCCAAAGAAAACTGCTAAGAAAGCCACCAAGAAAAAGACAGAGTCTAAAAAGGAACCTGTAGAAGAAACGATACGTCCAACAACCAGACTGTGTAAGGAAGGATTCTTAAAGACATATCTCAATTATGTCCAAAAAACCGAAGTACCAGATTACTTTGGGATGTGGTGTGGAATAAGTCTTATATCAATATGCCTAAATCGAAAATGCCAACTCGCGAACCACTGGCCCTTAATATTTCCCAATATGTATGTGATTCTAGTGGCTGGATCTGCCCTCCAACGCAAATCGACTGCTATAGGTCAGGCGATGCATTTGTTGTATCAGCTCGACGACCAGCCAATAGTTCTGGCTCAGAAAATGACGACCGAGGCTTTAATTGGTTCTTTGAGTGGGACCCTGGACACAATGACCGCATCGGGCAAACTCGCATCGAAGGACTTAAAGGCTCAGGCAATAATCGTGGCGGATGAGCTTAGTGTGTTTCTTGATAGAGAAGCCAACACCACTGGTCTCATTCCGTTCTTAACTAACATCTGGGACACACAACAAGGTGACTTCGAATATAGGACTCGTGCGCGTAATGTGGAGCGACTTGTGGACCCGTATATTTGTCTACTCGCAGGTACTACTGTGGATTGGCTTAGACATGCTATCCCTGAAGACGCTGTGGGTGGCGGTTTTTCTAGTCGAGTCATCTTCGTTACTTGTGAAAAAAGTGAGCGAGTGGTACCCTGGCCCCACAAAGACGCGGAAGTAGTGGAAATGGAAGAGCGTCTGATACATGATCTAACACAAATCAGGCGTTTAAGTGGTGGGTTTGATGCCCATCCTGATGCTTATGCACTCTATTGCCAGCTGTACAAGGAATTCCAAGAAACTTCTCACCTAGTTCACGATAAGAATCTCCAAGGATACGCTGGACGTCGCCATGTCATGTTGATGAAACTAGCAATGATACATAGTGCTTCTCAATCCAATTCGATGATTGTAGAACTGAACGACATGGAAACAGCAAATGCCATCTTGGAACAAACCGAAGTACGTATGCCCACAATAACACAGATGCTTACATCAACAGACGCTGGCGAACAACTGGACTTTGTGCGTGGTGTGATCGAGAAAGCCGGTCAACTGAACCGCACCGAGCTGATACGTAAAGTAAGCCACAAGCTAAAAGCCCGAGATCTGGATGACATTCTCTCAGCACTAGTTCAGGGTGGCTATATCGACGCGATTCATAATGGCCCCCGTAGAATGGAGTACAAATATATCCGTGGCTAGTTCAAAAAATGAACAAGGAGTTAGCAATGCCTTATAGTGATTTACCCTCAGAAGAATATCCCTTTAGTTCTTGCCACGACGACGAGCCTGCTCAACAATAAACTCCTTATTGTTTCGAACAAATTCTTGGGCAAACTGACCCGCTTTCAGAGCAGTGAGTACAAACGAAGCATTAGCATCATACATCATCGTTTGTGACTCACCCTCTGTCAGAGGCGATCCATACGCCCGATTGAAAATCTTCCTCTCGGCAAGGTCGAGTTCAACGTACATCGAGGTGGGAGAACGGTCGCGTAACAGTCCTTGGGTTACACTTTCGATCTTGCTACCCGAACGTAATCTCTTTTTCATCTCGAGCTCGAATGCATCATATGCCTTATCTTCGTTACCCCCATCCGCAGCACTCTGAGCCGCTTTCCACAAGGGACTCCTCTGCCCGGATGTAGGGAAAACACCCGTTGCAGCAATAACCCCCGTGGCCTTAGCCTGTTTCTTTGAAGTCGCGACCTGGGCAGTCCATGTATCAAACTGTCTGCGTAGATCACCTCTTTTCTTTTTGTTAATAGTTTTTACGAGACTGACTTGGCTCTGCCACAGGTCACGACTACTTTGTTTCAGTTGTTTGCCGATATCGTCTATCTCGGTATTGATTACTTTGGTTGTTTCAGCTACTAGAGCCTGTGCCAAGTCACCTGTAGGTCCAAGTCTGATCCGATCAAACTCAGCATCAAACAAGTCCATCACCAGACCCCACGATCCAATGAACGTGTAGTTGTTCCAGAACTCTTTGAACTGTTCGGTCTCCAGCCGATCTTCGCCTGTGAAGCTTTTCGTTGCACCTATAAGTGCCGCTCCGATCAAATTCGATCCAATAACTAACCTCGTGATCGGTAGGTAGTTCGACCTTTGCCACGCTTCTTTCGTGACGAACGACGACGCGAGGGCTGCTTGTTTCCACGCGAACGTGTAGAACTGAAACAGGGTTCGTGCCAGCGGGCTAGCACTCCAACCTGCAGGCAAGTCTGTGGGACCAGTCTGGAACAACAGAAGGTCACTAGATTTTTGTGCAATGTTCTCAAGCTCGTGCCTAGAGAACTTGCCACGCTTAACAACAGCTTCAACATTTCGAACTCCTAAATCCTCAAGTTGTTCTTTGTACCATCGTTTTACCTGGCGTTTTGATGCAAATGCCTTAGTTATTGTCAACTTATCCATAAGGGCCACACGGCCCGTTTTATAGCCTTGTAGGTACTTCTGAGCGGCCCTAACCCCTTGTTGTGCCGCAACTATACGTCCCGCTTGATCGCCAAGTTTGAACGGCAGCAAGGCTACGCGTGCGACTTTCTCTAAACCCTTCTGTACGCCTGTTCCAGTCGTCTGACCCTGAACCAACCTATCCAGAGTCTGTGTGTCTATGGCCCCGGATTGCATCACAGTTTTCCACGGACCACGACCACTCATCAGATCATATATGGATCCAATAAAGTTAATGAACCCGAACTTAGGGATACCACTAATTGCAGGTTGTGTAAGCTGTTTGGCAAAGGGATTCACAGCTAAACCTAGAAGCCTGATTGCATTAAACAACCGCATAGGCCTCAGAAAGTGATCCTCCATCTGAGTAATCCAATCAGCCCGACCCAGACGACCCAAAACCTCGTTGTACACATCCGATGCGAAGTGGCCAGCACGTCGACCACCTTCTCGAGTGATCTCTGCTAGCATCCTTGCCTTGTCATTTTCTGTTTCAAGCGTGTCACGAGGCGGCCGGCCCATCGTACTATACCCGAAGTTCTTAATTTCGTAGTACCTCTTCCAGAACCCCATGGCCATCTTATCCATATACTCACGAGCATCTTGGATAAAAAATTTGTCCGGTAGATCGAATACAATCTGCCGCTCGAACGGAATGAACGACGCATCGCCATCCAAACTAAACTGCGCAAACAGAACTTCCTGGGCTTGCCTTGCGTTGCCTCCCTTAATCTGGGATTGCATGTTCTTGAGCATTTCTTCATACAGCGGACCCTTTCGCTCATGAAGTTGGCGACGTGCATCATCAGTCAACATTCGAAACGCCGATGCGTGCACCTTCTTGAACTTAAATGAACCCTTCACAACATCTTCGTTGAGTGGATTCCGAACCATAAATTTAGCTCGGCGTGCCAAACCTTCCATCAACCTAAGGTGTCTTAGTGCATCCTTAGCAGCCTTGTTGATCCGAGCATCCGTACTAACCTTATTCCCACGCATCACGTCCATGATAAGACTACGTTCATCCCTGTTAAATGCCCCGGTCTTACCTGTTACAGCTGATACTTCCCCGAACACAGGCATGATTTTGCGTAGTTTCTGCTCAGACCTATTCAGCTTCTGACGTACATTCTCTGCAAAGGACTCAAGCAACGTTGCGAGCTTGTCACCCGATTTGGGTGCCAGTTTACGAATTGCATTGGGCCCAGTTGAGAAGAACCGAGAGGTGATAAGCTTTAGCCTAGAAGGTGGATCAACCAGCGTGTTATTGGTCAACTTCACCAATGTCCCTGCATTCTCCCTCGCAGCGATTGTCTCTGGTGTCAGAGGTGGTGGGTCCTGGTAGAACTCCAGATTGTTAGTTTCCTTAGCTACAGTTATCTCATCCTGCAACAACCTACGCTCATGCCCACTCAACCTGTCGATGTCGTGTTGTGTCGACGCTGCACTCACGTCCGATGCATGTTGAGTTCGACCAAACAGCCTGTCCATTGCCCCCGCAAAAGTCTTATTGACTTCGACCCCGTTGTCACGTGCCATGCCAAACAAACTGCGGAACCAGTTCCAGAACCTCTGGAAGACCCCTTGCATCTTGGGCGACTTAGCCTCGCCTTTGGGAATAAATGCCATCGCCTCACTAACGAATTGTTCTTCTGCTTCACGGGTCCACACTCCGTTCTTTACTCCGAGGTGATCCTCCACGATCTGCAAATCCTCTCCGAACAACATACGACGTGCAATGTGCAGGACTTCATGTACTCCATCCTGTACGGATGCATTCTGAAACACGTGTACTGTGGCCTGGCCCAGCTGATTAAACTGCACAGCTGCTCTGGCTGTGGGACTCATCAGACTCATCACGCCCCTGAGTGCCATGTGTCTGGTGTCACTATCAAGCTCCACTGTGAATACCTTGGGATCCTTCATGCCCAAAGCCATCGACTTCAGCACGCTTGTCGCATTAGTTCCTTCATCTGGAAACACCTGTGTAGCATGAATTCGAGTTCCTCCAGGTATGTTTGGTGACGAGAACTGATCTGGTACTTTCAAATAAACATCCTGCATTGGCACACCAAACGCAGCAACATCCTCTACAACCTCTACAACAGATGACAGCGTAGGTGATTCAAGTGCTTCAAAGCGATGCTCTAACCACCCAATGAAATCATTCGCAGCCTGAACATCCAGACTCGTTTCTTCACCAAACGCTGCCCGTATCGTGGATTGCATTTCCTTCCACGCATAACCACCATCACCCCTACCTGCGGTAGTTTGACGCATCTGCAAGTCTGTACCTAGCTCTTTGTTTATCTTACGAAGTGCTTTGGAAGGTTTTTCCTTATAAATGCTGTAAAACAACTTATTGTTTGGTGTGGAACTCCAACGTGCGATTTGCACATCAGGATGTGTCCACGCTATTTGATCATACCCATGCTCCGCAGCATATCGAATCATGTATTTCAGTTGCATCTCAACGTACTTATCACTGAAGGGCATATCAGGCACGCGTCCCCTAAGCGTTTCTTGAAACGTGATCTGTTGACTTATACGTGCTAAGTCCTTACGGATGTTATCGAGCTTGACTTGATGATTCGCAAGATTCTGCTCTGCAACAGTTCGTTCTTTGGGACGAAGTTCAATTGATTCGAGACGCTTCTCTAGAGACGTTATTACAGTCTGAGTCTCGTCAAATGTTTGAGTTCGGTTCTCTAGCTGATTGACTAATTCATCCCTGGACGGAGTGTTCTTTAAGAACTCCTGTTCCTGGCGACTTAGTCCACCCATGCGTTGGATCTTCGAGGCCCACTGGCTCTGGAATTCATCCACCACGAGAGTCCGCTTACCATCCAGCGTAAAATCTTGTGCCCGCACGTGCCCAAACACATTATCTACTTCAAAATGTCCCTCAGTAAATGTCTCTGTAGGCTGTACGTGAAGTGCACTTCGACGTTCTGTGAGTGTCTTGTGTGTGTCCCACAATTGAAATACCTGTGTATTATGCTCAGTTGACATTGTGGCACTAGAATAATTCGCTCGTAAACTCATCAGCAGATCACTTACATCACTCGACGTGGGATCATTGGTACGAAACATCATGAAGTTATTTACGATGTTCCTAACACCCCTAAAGGAAATCCGCATGTCCTTAGCCAATTTCGCCATCTGGCGTTCATACTGAGTCGAGATGTCTGCTAGGTTTTTGAGATGTGGTGGGAACCACCTGAACATAATTTGCTTACGGTTTGTGCCTCCAGGTAGATTATCGCCTCCAACAACATCCAGTATGGCGAACTCATCCAACATCACCGTATCATATGTTAGGTGATTCTGTTCGAGGAAATTCAGCACATCAGCTTTGTCTACTTTCTCTTTGCCCTTGTCCTGAAGGAAATCCAGCATCCCTGTAAAGACAAGTTCCTCCCTACTCACGTTGCCACTAGCTTTCTGCAATGTCCGTACAAGCTGATCCGCTGGCATCTTAGTAAATTTGGTATCGACAATCCTCTGTCTCAACCTACTGTAGAAAACGTCCGAATCATTACCAGTTCCACTATAGAGAGCATTAGCACCTTCGTCAAGTGGATCCGAAGTAACCTTGTCAAACATCTGATTAATTACGTCGTCTTCGCTCAGTCCAGGCGTCACAGCAACTTTCGACGCAACCAGACTATCCACCACAGTCATGACCTCATCAACATGTTGCGGGTCATCATACAATTCACCAAGCGACTTAACTACGTCTGCCCTGCGAGTTTTGATGCGTTTTTTATCTGCTTTCTCTAGACGCTCTCTAATGTTGATTTCGAACTTCTCAGCATTAGTTACATCGGGATCTTCCTGTAAGCCTATATCACCCCTTCTGTGACTGAGCCATCTCAGCCGATGTTCCTGTGTCCACTCCTCAGGATAAAGAATCTGCTTCAACCTGTTGAGCGTACCGAACTTATCAGTAACAAAAGTGAGTTCCACTCCCCCGACGTTTTCCTTACGCTGGCCGACGACGGTCTCGGTCTTGCCATCATCACTCAGCTCCGTCATCACTTCATTTTCAGCCAGGAGTTCTACACGCCTTGGAACATCCCTGGGATCAATCTGATTAAACCTTAGCTCCCTAACATCATCTAGCCTAGCCTTACGCATGGACTGTTGTTCAGGGCTGAGTCCTGTAGGCTCGCTTTGTTCCAAGTATGCTGTATGCAGTGAATTGACGTTGTAGTGACGTTTGAGAGCTCCTCTAGTCTGGGCTCGTGATGCTACTTCGACAGCCCCACCAGTCATCCCACCAACAATACCACCAATAGTAAACGCATTCAGCAACTCCATCCCATGACCCTCAAAGATCGTGTGATCGCTGTCTACGTACTTTAATGCTGCGTTTTCTATGAGTGATTGTGCTACTTCGGTTGGCCCCTCATAGAAGAACTGTCTTGTGCCACCTTTAACAAATGTCTTTAGTACCTTGCGATCCACGAAGTCCTTGAGTATGAATTCCTTTGCAGGCTTCATCACTCCAAGTTTCTTAAATAAGGGTGCAAAGGGCAGAGCGTCGATGGCACCAGCAACAGAGCCAAAACTCATAGCAACACCGGGACGGAATTGTCCTGTTTCTTGGGCTATATCGACTCCTATAGTACCTGTTTCTAGACCAACGCTCACGGCCCCTGCACCAGCTAAGGCACCTGTACGAGCATAGAGTTCTTCCATTGCTCGCACGCCTTCGATTGCTTTTTTGCCACCCTTACGCAAAGCCTCACGACCAGCCAGCTTGCCTGCAGCATGTACTGCAGCTTTTTGTGCCACGGTTTTGCCTATGGCTCCAGCGATACCACCCGTTGCAAACATCAACAGTATGTTTGGAAACTGCTCGCCAAACGCATTCAACACGAACGTCCCAACGTCCATCGCAGAGTCAATATCCTCTAACCTCTGAACCTTGCCTCTCAACCGTTCACTGGCTGCATCGTCACGGGATTCAATTGCACTTTTAATAAGCCAATCCCTGGCTCCCTGTGCTCCGAACACTCCCACAAGCATGGAACCAAGGAACTTCGCATTTGTACTCAGGTGAAGGAACCCTCTGCGGAGTGCCTTACCAAACTCCGTAAGATTCCCATCTGCATCCTCAGCCTGCTCACTTTCTCTGTGAGGCATCGTACGCTGGGCTTGACGCAGTATGTTGTCCCGAGCCTCAAAAGGAGTTCCTTCTAGAGCATCAGGCGTAAGTCCAAACTCTGCAAATCTATTGTTTAGCTGTGTCATCTTCTACTCGTTGTGAATTCTCGAGCTTCGCGTTCGTCTCTTTCAGCTGCATCTGCATCCAACCCGGCCTTATCAGCTGCCTTCTGAACTGCCCTTGACATTCGTGCCAACTGTTTCAGGCTTTCTGGTACCGATGCTGTGTGCAACAAAACCTGTATATCATCGAACTCTGGAACTCTTCTTACTCCCATACTTGCACCAGTTAGAGCATCGGTTTGCATCTGTCTGCGTGCAGTTCGAAATGCTTGCTTGTTTCTAGGATCAAGCAACCACTCCTGAATTTTCGTATCCGCAGTTTCTACAACCCTCTGTTCCGTTTCTAATGCTTCAATTGCGGCTTGTCGGAACTTACCAGCACGTGTACTAGGCGTAAGATCTTCTTTTCTTACCTCAGTCTCACTCTGTTTGGTAGTGTTACCCGTTGAGGGATTCACTGCTCCTGAGGGTGTTTCCTTTCGTTCACCCTTCAGAGCTAGATCCGCTTTGAGCTTAATAGCCTGTTCCAATTCTTGTCGAATTGTTTTAGCCATAGCTGTCAAACTCGCCTGGCCACCTAAAAACACCTCTGACTGTTCTCCACTGGCAGTCAAGGGCAACATCCCAACACTCTTCGTCAGCGTGTCCAACACTGATCTTAGTTGTGTGATCTTTGCATCAACTCCCAAATCAGCCATCTGACTGGTTTGCATCGCAAGAATATTTTCTGCACCTTCCAAAAACCCAGGATTGAAGTTCCCTCGAGCTCGCAATGCATCAAGGGTGTGCTTACTCATGAGCCAGTTTCGCACAACTCCATCAGGCATGCCCAAGAGTGGATTCTGGGAAACCGCGAGAGCCATTGCTGCCGAGTTATTATTCACGCGTTCCATAAACTTGTTGCCACCCTGAGCTGCTTGGGCCGCCCGCATGTTGTAACTCTCTACTAAGGAACTAACTGCCTGTGGACCTTGGTCTATTGCAAGCTGAATCTCGTTGAACGATTGAGCCGCAGCAATCTGTGCATCGGACTGTTGTACTTTCTGTCGTTCCAACTCTAGATGACCCTGACTCACATCGGCGTTTTGTTTCCGAATTTGCAACTCCCTCAAGTCAAGAAACTTCTGACCAATATCCTGCAAGTTATTCATCCGCATCTTGAAACGCTCAAACCGAAGTTGCTTCTTGGCAATATCCGCCTGAGTATCCGTAGCATGGAGTGAGGCTGCAGCAGATATTTTCGCCGCACCTGTACGTGCTGCAGCTCCAGTCGTTGCAACAAACTTACTTGTCTGAGACTGTAGCTGTGCGATATCCTTACGAGTCTTACGATCCTCGGCAGCGGTTCGAGCCTCAGTCCGTGTTCTGTGTATGGATGCAATAACACCCGCGTTCTGTGCAATGGACTGATTTAATGCTGCCAATCCCTGAGCGAATGCATTCATTCCTTCTACTGTCTGTGCCATTTTATGTACTCCTTATGGTCCTTTAGAACCAAACAATGCTGATGGATCATTACCAAAACCAACCTTCATAGCTGCAGCCCCAGTCCCGAAGCCAGTTCCAGCTGCACCCAATGCTGACAGGCCGCCTAACGCTGTGCCAAATCCAGTAGTCTTCGCAGGTTGTTGTACAATCTGTCCAGTCTGTAGAGCAATAGTACTCTGCAAATGTCCAATAAACGGATTGTGTTCCTCAAACCCACGTGCTTCCTCAGCCCGACGCCGATTTGTGAAATCAGATGCTATGGCCCCTGCACTACTCAAAAACCCTGCTCGTTGTGCATTCAACGCTGGTAGTGCTGTAGCTGCCCCAGCCATGTTTGCCACGCGGTTCTGAGCAATAGATGCATTTATTTGTTGCCTGGCCAATTCAATCCTGGATGCTTCACCCGCCAGAGTCTCTGTTGCATCTTGTAAGACATTCCTCACTGCTCTGGCCCGACGTGTACTGAAGCCTGCAACACTTCGACGAGCTTCAGGCAACAGCCTCTCCTCTACATCCTTCAGCAAGGGATTCGCGACACCCTTTTGAAAGAACTCTCTCGAGGCCTCTTCAGTTATTTCTTGTGGACCACCCTCGCCACGTGCAATACCACTCAGTGTAGTGCGAGCCAAGTCCGTATCAGTCGTATCTGTTGCTAGGGCAAATATCCGATTGAAAATATCCTGTTCTTCACCACTAACAGGATCAATCTCACTCGGTGTTGCACCATCAGAGATCCTTCCACTAAGAAACCCTGCAAGTTCCTTCATCAGTTTCTTCTGATGTACGTTTAGGGTGGACATGAACTCTGGTCCACCACCACTTGAAGTAGCCATTATATTGTCTCCTGTTCTAGGACAAATTCTAAGTTCGTTGAAA